CCTGAAGAGTCCTTTGGCCGCTTCATCTGGTCGCCGCCCTATACTCACCGCATTAAAGTCGGTGATATTGAAATGGAGGTGATCTTTCTCGCTCTGGATAAGCCAGAGGACGTGAAGAAGCTGCTTTCGCTGGAGCTTACCTTCTGCTGGGTCAACGAGGCCCGCGAGGTTCCCAAGGCCATTATTGATGCCTGCACCATGCGTGTTGGCCGCTATCCTTCGATGCGTGACGGTGGCCCGACGTGGTTCGGCGTGATTGCCGATACGAACGCCCCAGAGGAAGACCACTGGTGGCCGATCATGGCCGGCGAAGCTCCTATTCCCGACTACATCCCGCCCGATCAGGCGATGATGCTTGTGCGGCCCGAGAGCTGGGACTTCTTTACCCAGCCTCCAGGGATGCTTGAGGACAAGGACAAGACCGGAGCTCTTCTGGGATACAGCATGAACCCTCTTGCTGAGAACATGAAGAACATCACCAACAGCTATTATGCCCGCATTATTGAAGGCAAAACGCGCTCATGGATTGATGTCTATGTCCTGAATAAGCTCGGTGCTCTGATCGAGGGCAAGCAGGTCTACGGCAGCTTCAACAGAACCGCCCACGTTGCCAAGGAGCCAATTCCAGCCAATCCCGATCTTGACCTGATTATCGGAATTGATTTCGGCCTGACGCCCGCTGCAATTTTTGCCCAGAAAACCCCTCGCGGTCGCTGGTTGATTCTCAGGGAGTTGATCTGCACGGACATGGGCGCAGTGCGCTTTGCCGAGACCCTTAAATACACGATTGCCACGCACTTCCCTGACCATAAGGAACGCTGCAAGATCTGGGGCGACCCTGCTGGCGACTTCCGCGCCCAGACAGACGAAACAACGCCATTCAAGATCCTGCGCTCTGCTGGCGTGATGGCCTTTCCTGCTCCAACAAACGACCCCGTTGTTCGCATCGAGGCCGTTACCCTCTGCCTTGAGCGCATGGTCGACGGCCAGCCGGGGTTCTTGCTCGACCCTGGCTGCAAAGTTCTGATTGCTGGATTTGAGAACGGCTATCACTACAAAAAGCTGAATCTTCCCGGTGCCGAGCGCTATGGCGATAAGCCCGACAAGAACCGCTTCAGCCACCCTCATGATGCGTTGCAGTATCTTGCCTGCGGCTCCGGCGAGTCGAGAAATGTGCTGACTGGCGGGCGAAAAATGGAAGTTGTTCGACCTCAGCGTGACTATGATGTATTCAGGCGTGCGCCGCGAAAGCCTCGCGAGAGGCACACCAGATTTGGGATTCCATAATCCATGCAAGAAGAATGGATCATCGGCTTCTTTGACATAGATCGTCCCCGGATGGTCTTTTCGCCCTTCCTGAAGCCGGGATTCCGGCACGCCATGGCCCTACGATACGACGTGGACAAGAAGGTCTGGCTCTGTCTTAACTGGGGCAAGCGCGGGCTCACGGTCAAAGCGCTCGATCACAATGAAGTCGATAGGGTTATCGCTTTCGTTCAGAAGCACAACGGGACGTTCCTGGCAGCCAAGGCCCAGAAGTCGGTCTATCGCTTCCCTGTCTTGCCTTGTTGGTGCGTAACGGCTATTCGACACCTTCTTGGCATCAAGAAGACCTACTTTACGCCCTACCAGCTTTATTGTGCGTTGCTGAAATCTGGGGCGACCCCGATGTTTACCTCAAATGTATAGGTGGAATTAGATGGGCGGCATTCTCGGCGGAAGCAAACCGCAGCCTGACCAAAGTCTCATTGCTGAGCGGCAGGCTGCGGAGAAGCGCCTTGCTGACGAGCAGGCAGCAATTCAGGCAAAGAAAGCTGAGGACGCCCTTGCTCGAAAGCGCGGCCTCCGAGGCGCGGCTTCACTTATCAGTGGCGGCTCAGGCGGAGCAGGCTTCGGCACAAACGACACCCTGGGGTAATCCATGGCGACCAATACCCCCGGCATTCCGGCAGCGGAGCGCGGTGAGACTGCATATCAGAAACTGATGTCAGGCTACGCCTCTGCTATTGAGGTCCGCGACAAGTGGAAGAGCCTCTTCGACGAATGCTATGAGCTGACTATGCCGGGTCGAGAGACCTTTGATGCAGGCACCCCCGGCGAGTCACGCACAGATCGTATCTTCGATGAAACCGCCGTCACCGGCGTTCAGGAATTTGCATCGCGCCTTCAGGCCGGCCTTGTGCCGACCTATGCCCAGTGGATCGACCTTGCCGCAGGCTCGGACATTCCGGCTGAAGAGCACGAGGAAATCAACGAAGCGCTGAAGACCATCACGAAAAAGGTCTTCGATACACTCCAGAACAGCAACTTTAACCAGGAAGTTCATGAGAGCTTTATGGACTTATCTGTCTCGACTGGTGTTTTGCTGGCTCGGGAAGGCAATGCGGACCAGCCTATCATTTGGTCAGCGATTCCCCTGCCGCGCGTCGCGCTCAACATTGGCCCGACAGGCACGATTGATGTCGTTTACAGGACGCATAAGCTGCGGCTCTGGGAGATCGAGGAGCTTTGGCCCAAAGCCAAGGTCTCGGCTGAGGTAAAGCGGAAAACCGAGTCCGATCCGAACATGAAATTCACGGTCATCGAGGAAGAGCGTCGGGATCGAAAGAAAACCGAGCCTACCTACGACTACCGGATCGCCATCAAGGACGAAGAAGATCTAATACTTTCAACGACTTACAGCGGATTTGGCTCTAGCCCCTGGATTCCGTTCCGCTGGTCGAAGGCTTCCGGCGAAGTCTATGGCCGCGGACCTGTACTAAACTCGCTTCCGGCCATCAAAGTCTTGAACCTGACAATCCAGCTCATTCTTGAGAACGCGGATATGTCTATTCAGGGTATGTGGCAGGCAGACGACGACAGCGTTGTAAACGTCGATACGATCCAGCTTCTTCCCGGCACGATTGTTCCGCGATCCTCTGGGTCACGTGGGCTTGAGCCTCTGGAAAATCCGGGGCGTCTTGATGTTGCGCAGCTCATTCTTGATGAAATGAGGTCGAATGTCCGTAAAGCGCTCTACAACGAAACCCTTGGCCCGCCCGAGGGAACCCCGATGTCCGCCACTGAAGTTTCAGAACGGATGGCAGAACTTGCGCGGCAAATCGGGTCTGCTTTTGGTCGCCTCCAGTTCGAGCTCGTCACGCCGGTCATCCAAAGAGTCCTCTACATCCTGAAGAAGCGTGGGGAAATTCAGATCCCCTCGGTTAACGGGCGTGAAGTCAAGATCGTTCCAAATTCCCCGCTCAGCCGCGCTCAGATCGAGCAGGACCTGACGGATATGGAACGCTTTGCAATGACCATGACGAACCTCTTTGGTCCGCAGGTTGCGAACCTGTTCATTGACCAGGAGGCATATGCCGTCACCTACGCCGACAAGTTGAAGCTTGACCCCGGCGTTATTCGGCCTAAGAGTGCTCGCGAAGCTCTGGCTCAGGCCATGCAGCAGGCTATGCAACAGCAGCAGCAGCAGGCTCAGCAGCCTGGTCAGGGACAACCACAGCAGCCCGTGTAAGGATAACTGCAACCGTGCTTTTTGAAAGATCCCCCAGCCTAGGGGTTAAAAGGGCGTCATTAGCTAATAGCGCAGAGAAGAAGCTGGTCGCCGGTAACAGGGCCAGATTGTTCGCGCGTCTATTCAACACAGATGACGGCAAGGCCGTTCTTGGGTCACTGGCCCAGGACACTGCCGGTCGCACTGTTCCACTGACAGCCGGCTCCGAAGCTCTCCAGAGAATGGAGGGGCGACGTGAGCTTGTGGCTGAAATCATCGAACTCGTCGAAAAAGGGATGAACCAATGAAGATTAACGATCCGTACCTGCTTGTATTGGGAAAGCTGAGCCTTGGCTCCACTGGCATTTGTTTTGCTGATGAGGGCGGAGAAGGCGGTGAAGGTGGGGGCGGCGGTGAAGCCGCGGGCGGTGAGGGCGAAGGCGAAGCCACGGCACCAGCACAGCGCCCTGAGTATGTCCCTGAGAAATTCTGGGACCCGGAAGCTGGCAAGGTTCGTGAAGAGCAGGTCTTCAAAAGCTATGGAGAGCTGGAGCGCAACTTCCGTTCGCGTGACGAAGAGATGCGCGGCAAAGTCTCTGCTGAGCTGGAGCAGGAACGTTTGTCTGCCCGCCCTGAGAAGCCGACCGACTACGAGGTGATGCTTCCGCAGGACTATGTGGAGATGGGAATCGACATTCCGGCAGACGATCCTCTCGTCTCATTCTGGCAGGAGCAGGCGCATGAATTTGGGTTGTCCCCAAAACAGTTCAACGAAGCCCTGACCCGTTATGTCGACACATCTCTCAAGTCTCAGCCTGATGCACAGGCAGAAATGGCAAAGCTGGGAGACACCGGCAAGGTCCGCGCCGAGGCTGTCGGGCGCTGGGCTGCTCGAACCTTTCAGGCCGGAGAGCTTGAGGCGGTTCAGAACATCGCGACAACTGCTGATGGGGTTACAGCCCTAGAGAAGCTTATGGAAATGAGCCAGGACGGCTCTGGTCCGCCTCCTGGTATGACGGGCACAACTTCTTCGAGCCAGATGACTCAGGACGAGCTCAATTCCATGATGGATGACCCTCGTTATGCCGATCCCCTGAAGCGCGATGCCTCTTATGTGAAGAAGGTCGAGGCGGGCTTCGAGAAGCTCTACGGACATAAGCCCGTGTAATCTAAGTATAATGTGCGTCGCGGTCGTTGGTCTTGCTCGCTATGACAAGACTCAACGGCCCGACTGCCGAGAAGCAGCTCCTTTTGGAATAACTCCTTTCTCGCAATGCGGAGAACCGGAAACGGTAATTCTCAACGCGAAAGGCGTACCAAAATGGCTATCGACGTTTCAACTGCTTTCATCAAGCAGTTCGAGAGCGAGGTCCATATGGCGTATCAGCGTCAGGGCACCAAGCTCCGCTCGACCGTCCGTAACAAGATGGTCACGAATGCCAAGTCCACGACCTTCCAGAAGGCTGGCGAAGGCACCGCAACCACGAAAGCACGTCACGCTGAAGTTGCAATCATGAACGTCACCCATTCCAACGTGGAATGCACGCTGACGGACTATTTTGCTTCTGACTACAGCGATGTTCTCGACGAGCTGAAGACCAACATCGACGAGCGCCAGGTTCTGGCTCTTTCCGGTGCGTGGGCTTTGGGTCGCAAGACTGACGAGCTGATTACCGACATCCTCGACACGACCACGAATACGGTCGCTCTCGGCGCTGCCGGCATGACCAAGGCGAAGGCTTTCTCGGCCTTTGAAACCCTGGGCACCAATGACGTACCTGATGACGGTCGCCGCTACGGCGTGGTCGGCATCAAGCAGTGGACTGAGCTTCTGGACATCACGGAGTTTTCGAGCTCCGATTATGTCGGCAGCGACGTTCCTCTTGCACGAGGTCTGGTCGGCAAGCGCTGGCTGGGTATCAACTGGTTCCCGTTCTCGGGCCTGCCTGTTGATGGATCCTCGGATCGCAAGTGCTTCGTCTATCATTCTTCGGGAGTTGGCTTTGCATCCGGCAAGGACATCACCACGATGATCGACTATATCCCTGAGAAGGTCTCGCATCTCATCATGAGCTGCATGAGCCAGGGCTCGGTCATGATCGACGACGAATCCGTCGTTGAAGTCCTCTGCGACGAATAAGGAGATCCGAACATGGCTCTTGATGCAACGAATCTGTTCAAAATCGCCAATGGCGGTGCGAACGGTGTTCACCTCTACCACTCGACCGATGCAGTCGCGACCATCGACGACGCGGATTATTTCCTCGACGTTTATGACCGACTGAAAGTTAGCGACGTAATTCTCGTCGTTGGCGCAACGGGCGGCACACGGACCATTGATGTTTTCGTGATCCAGACGTGCACCTCCGCAGGCGTCACGGTCGTCAACGGAACCTAATCGCGGTTCTCGTCCGCCGTGATTAGACATGGGGCGGCTGGCCTTGCTTCAGGCATTTGGCTGGTCGCCCCATTTTATTTTAGGAGGTTCTCTTGGCTGTAAATAATACAGACGCAGCCGTTGCCTCAGCAGCAATGGCAATGATTGGTGGGGCGGCTATCTCCTCCTTTTCTGACGGCACGACCGAAGCCGAAATTGCCGAGAGCCTCTATGAAGATACTGTTGAGACGCTTCTTTGCGCCTCCCGCTGGACCTTTGCCACAGCTCAGGCAAGCCTGAACCATGTCGCGGCAGCCCCTACTGGGCGCTTCTCCGATTCCTGGCAGCTTCCTACCGAAACAATCCTTCAGCTTCACGCAGTCACCTCGAATGACTACCGCATCGAGTTCGATGTCTATGGCAGTCAGATCTACTGTGACTATGACGAGTCCAACACGCTGGTCGCTGATTACACTTACCGTCCGGCAGAGAGCCTCTGGCTCCCCGCCTTCAAGACGGCAGTCCAGCTACAGCTTGCTGCTTTTTTTGCTCCAGCGCTTCGCGCTGATAACGACCTTGCGGTCTTGATGCAGAACCGTGCTGACACAGCGCTTCGCATGGCGAAGCTTCAGGACAGCCAGCAGAGAACCTCCAAGAAGGTTACGACGAACCGCTTCCTCGCACAGAGGTACTAATGGCTAGAACGAAACTCGTTCAGAGTTCCTTTGTTCGAGGTGAGCTTGACCC